AAACAAAAGAAAAATGACGAAGCCAACGATAAAGTAGAACTAAATGGGATAAAGGTTTCAAGAAAACTACTTAATAGAGAATCCAAGACGGGGTGTCCTGTTTGTGGTTCGTTCTCGCACTCAACCAGAGATGATGTCTCACTTGTAAAGTTTGACTGCTGCTACAAGTGCTACATCAAATGGGTTGAGGGAAGAGAAGAACGTTGGAAAGAAGGATGGAGACCAGATGAAGGCTAATGAATTAAGAGAGTTAATCAGAGAAGTTCTTAAAGAAGCAGAAGAAGATCAGATGAAACTTAAATCTGGCTCTAAAACACCACAGGCTATTAAGGCTGAGATTTTAAATACAATTAAGAATATTGACGTGGAAAAAATAAAACCACAAGAACTCATGTTTTTAAACCAGATGATAGGCAAGATGTTTGAACTTGCTGCGATAGGAGACCTTGTTAAAGGTCGCCAAGCAATTCAGCGTGCTTTTGGTGTGATGTCCAAGGGTGTGCCAAAAGAAGAGCCACAGCAAACAAATGAAGGCTACGAACAGCATATGATGCAAGGCGGTATAGAAGATGACGACCACGAAGTTCATATGGCTATTTCTGATCTTCACAAACTAGAGAAGTACGCCCCACAAGTCGCTCAACTTGCCTCAGAATACTCCGACTTACCCGGCTGGGTTCAAGCGAAAATTACTCTTGCTGCTGACTACTTAGGTAAAGTCTACCACTATTTAGATGGCAAGCACAATAAAGGAATTGAATAATGGCAACAGTTTATGAAATCGTTCAAGGTTTATCACAAGCCGCAGCAAATGCCTACGACGGCGCAATGACCGAGGATGGCGAACCACTTAAGGCAGGATTAAAAAGAGAAGAAGGCAACCCCCTTATCGACAAGCGTGTCATGGACGGGTTTGGAGTAAAGTTTCATGGCAATATAATGACCCTCTCTTACCAGTCAGAAGTACAACTTAAGGAAGTATATGCCAGTGGCTTTGAGTCTGACATAGAATCACAAATGAACGAGATTGTAAAGTTTCTCAAGAAAGAAACTCGCAAGATTACTGGCTCTACACCTTCACTAACAAAGGAGGGCGAGATTGATATCCGTGTAGAAAATTCATCCCGCGTTCGCTCTTGGGTCACTGCTTGTATGACCTATAAAGTTGGCGGCATGGAAGAAGTTGCCGTTGTTGGCGAAGCAACAGAAGATAAGCTCGCTGCTGGTTGGGAAGCCTTTATGAAGCAGGGCGGTCTTGGTAAGCGTCCACCTAACGACAAGAGACCCGCAAACTCTGGCAAAAAAGAATAAAGAAAGATGAATGCCAAAGTTAACGAAACAACAAATACTTAAAGAAGTCGTTAAGTGTGGTAAAGATCCCTCTTACTTCCTAAAAAACTATGCTCGCATCTCTCACCCGATGCACGGGCTTATGTTGTTTAAGACTTTCGATTATCAGGATCAACTCTTAAATGACTTCAATGATTATCGTTTCAATATCATCAACAAAGGTCGTCAGTTAGGTATTTCCACAATTACCGCTGGCTATATTGTTTGGATGATGTTGTTCCACCGCGACAAGACTATTCTTGTCATGGCTACCAAGTTCGAGACAGCAGGAAACTTGGTTCGCAAAGTCAAGAACATTATGAAGAACCTTCCTGATTGGATCAGGATTGCCAATATTACGACCGACAACCGCACGTCCTTCGAGTTGTCCAATGGTTCTTCAATTAAAGCAGCCTCTACTTCTGGCGATGCTGGTCGCTCAGAAGCACTATCACTTCTTGTTCTCGATGAGGCAGCACACATTGAAGGTCTTGAAGAATTATGGACTGGTCTGTATCCCACACTTTCGACTGGTGGTCGGTGTATTGCTATTTCTACTCCTAATGGTGTTGGAAACTGGTTCCACAAAACCTGTTCTGCTGCCGAGAGTGGAGAAAACAATTTCAATCTCACAACTCTTATGTGGTGGGTGCATCCAGATAGAGATGAAGAATGGTTTAAGAAAGAAACCAAAAACATGTCTAAACGACAAATCGCACAGGAATTAGAGTGCAACTTCAATACATCTGGCGAGACAGTTATCGATCCAGAGAATATGGAGTGGATACTTTCTAACATAAAAGAACCAAAGCACAAAACAGGGTTTGATAGAAACTTTTGGATTTGGGAAGAATATGATCCAAGTTGCAATTATCTTTTGTCAGCAGATGTTGCAAGAGGTGATGGAGCCGATAGTACTACTTTTCATATTCTAAAATTAGAAACTATGGAAATTATTGGAGAGTATATGGGAAAACCTGCTCCAGATTTATATGCCAATATGCTAAACCAAG